TTTGTCAGAGTAATCTTTCAGATGATCAAATTAATCCAAATTATAAAATTACAGGTCGTTTACTCAGAAAAAATGGGCAAATTACTGAGTTTGAATATGAATCAAATCACCATGAAAGGCAGTTTAGAAATAGTCCGTTTTATCAAAATTTGTTTAATGCGGATATGTTAATATGAATTTATATTCAACATAATATTTATGTCACAATTAGAACTTTTTGAAACCACAAATCACACAGAACAATCATCTATTAACCCTTTGTCTCCTATTGTTGTTTCTTATGGGGGAGGCGTTAATTCTACTGCATTATTAATCGCTTTAAAATATAAAAACATTATTCCAGATGATATTATATTTGCTGACACTCAAGCAGAAATGCCAGAAACTTACGAGTATTTAGAAATATTTAATCAGTGGTTAATTGATAACGGAATGCCATCTATTACAGTTGTAAAACAAAATTCTTTTACCCATCGTAAAACAGGTCAGCAATATTCCTCAATCGAAGGAAAATGCTTATTAAACCATGAATTGCCAAGTAAAGCTTATGGACACAGTAGCTGCGCTTTACAATACAAAGTAGTACCTATGGATAGGTATGTTAAAAACAAATATCAAAATCTTTTAAAAGAAGGGATTAAAGTCAGGAGATTTATCGGTTATCACGCTGGTGAAACGAGGAGAATCTTAAAACATAATATATCCGAAGATAAAACATTTATTTATGAATACCCTTTAATTGACTATGGTTTAAGTCAAGGTCATTGCAATGTTTTAATTGCTAATGAAGGGCTTAAAATACCGCCTAAATCATCTTGTTTCTTTTGCCCAAATCGAAAGCCATTGGAAGTCTTAGAATTAAAAGAAAAACACCCTGATCTGTATAAAAGGGGCTGTGATATAGAAAATAATGCAAATTTAAGAAGTATTGTTGGGCTAGGGCGTAATTTTAGATGGAGTGATATAGGGGAATTAACCCCAATTGAAATGGAAATTATGTCAATAGAAAACAGGCAATGTCAATGTATTAATTAGCTTTAATATGTTAATATAAAGAATAATTTAAACAGTTAAAAACATGAATTGTCCATTAGGAAAATGCCATAATCCAGATTGCCCTAATTACGATGTTTGTTTATCAGAAAGTCGGTTAATGAATAGCCGCGCGATCGCATCAGAAACAACATTAAAAAAGCAACGTGCTAAAGATAGAAGTCAAGAAATTACTGGTACTTATGTAGGGTATGATCAGATCACAGGAACTCATTTAATTGAGTCAGAAGGTGGGATATTACCCGCAAAAGATGGCAGTGCATCTTTCAAGCATCCTGGTCAGATTGTATCGGGATATATTCCGTACAAATCATCAATTGTGCATATATAAAAAACAATATCTCAGGGATGAGAGATATTGTTTAAAAAGAGATGAGTTAACTTGTGTTATTAAATATTATCATAACACACAAAGCAATGAAAAACAATTCTATATTGTCATATTATTTTGACCTAAAAAAACAAGCCAAAGAAATAGATACAAAACTATCGGAGATAAATGATTCTGCCGTTGATCAAGCGATAGAAATATTATCAAAGCCGGGCGACTACCCAGAACATCATAAACAAACTGTTTTTTTAAATGGACATGGCCGTGTGATTGTTTCTTTTAAAAATAAATCTTGTCGAATAGAAGATGATGAAGAACTCACAAGAATGGAAGAGGAAATCAATCAGGAGTTAAAAATTTTAGCAGAAAAAAATCACTCAAGATTGAGTGATATATTAATTAGAATTGAACTGCTTAAAAACGAAATCTTGCAATTAGAAGAGGAGCAATCCGATTTAATGTCCTCATCAAAATTAACTCAACTTCAAGAAGGCTTTAAAACAAGATTTGCATCTTTAATTTATAAAGTCCCGATTTTGAATGTGTTTTTGAATTAGCAAATTTCAAACGGTTTGAAATTTGCCTTCACTCTTATTTTTTCTTATTCTGTTTGGGAGGTGGAGGAGGTGGAGGATTTGCATCTTTATCGTTATGCACTACACGCGCTAAATTATCTGATTTGTTGCTTAAAAAGAGGCTATCAGCTAATTGCACCCAACCAGATAAACACAATGCAGAAAATAGTAATAAAATCTTGATTCCTAGATTGTTTTGCATAATAAGCTCCTAATTAAATATTGCACAAAAAATACCGTTTTGAATTATAATAAAAGAAGCAGGGTAGAGCAGTGGTCAGCTTGTTGGGCCCATAACCCAAAGGACGGAGGTTCAAATCCTTCCCCTGTTTTAGAATTTAAGAAAAAACTAAAATAAGGAAATTCTTATTTTAGTTTCGTAAACTATCTAATAGTTCAATATCAAATATATTAAATGACCAAGCAGGTAGTTTATTCTCTTCTTTTAATTCGTGAAAAACTTTAGCGCATTCAGAGGAAATAAACTCTTTAGCATTTTTATTTTCAAGCATTTTCCCGTAAGGATTAAACCACTGGGGATTAACATCCTTTACGCCTTGTGAAGACACTAACCCCACTCCAACATAGCTTAAGGGTACTGCTAGATAATTAGCTAATTCTAAATCACGGGAATTAGCCGCGTCCAATGCTTGTTCTATTAAAATTACTGGACAATCCCCAAAATTTTCAGATGAAAATCGCTGCTCATTAGGGTATAAAAGTTTTAATTTCCAGTAGAGCTTATTCCAGTCGGTTTCACTGTTTCCGTGCTGGATTCTATGGATTTTTTTCCCGATAACAACTCATAACCATCAGGAACATCTGACTCAGAATCGTAAATATAATATATTTTAGAATCTTCAGGATCGTTCGGATTGATAGCGATAATATCATTTGCTTTTTCTGCAAAATTCACAGCTAATTCCTTAGCTTTTTTCCCTTCAAATTTTAAAGAATAGGATTTATTTTCCCATCTGCTACGCTCTTTTTCAAAAAAGAACTCGTAGGTTTTTTCTACTAATGGAACAGTTAAACCTTCAGTATCTGATTGTTGCCAAGATTCACTTCCTCTTAATTGAATAGCAAGCGTTGCGATCGCTAATTGAAAGTCAAAAAATGGAGTTGAATTAAGGTCAATATTTTTCATTATATCTCTTAACCCTAATTCTTCCTTGACGGTCAAACATCCTAATTTTGTTAGCGTTAATGTTCCTGATTCGTCATCTCCCACTGTATATGTAGTAGATTTTTTTGGTTTGATATAAAATGCTAATTCGGTCATTTCAATCCTCAATAATTGTTAATTTGACATTATAGGCTGGAAGTTTAATATAAGGAATAATTACCTTATATTTTTCATCAATATTATCACAATTTATCAAAGTAGCAATAAAAGGATGATCAGGCTGATCCTCTACTCCTAATATTCCTACTAAGATAAATTTAGGAAAAACATTACAATAGACAGCAAATACGCCTTTTGTTTGTAATGCTCTAATCATTGTTAAACGGGATCAACAAAACTAATGACACCCCTAAAATCAACTTCTACATTACTTTTAATAATATCCCCTTGATTAGCTGCTTCTATGGGTACGCCTTTTACCCCTCCAAATCCTTTAATGATTTGCCCGGTTGTGTAATGTGGAGCAGGTTTAGGGTACTCAATCTCAATATATACTTCTTTAAATTCTCTCAGGGTGTGATTAAAAGTATTCCACCCCGCATCTAAAGGATTATAAAACCCGTTAAGCTGTAACATTCCGCCTAACACGGTAGTAACATTATCTTTGTAACCATCATTCTCAAAAACATTAATATCTTGTTGGGTATTGTTATTAGTAAAAGACGCGCTTTCACGGCCAGCAATAGATACCGGATAAATCGCCTCAGCATCTTCAGCGATCGCTCTTTTTAGCGCAGCAACGGTTAATGTAGTAGCCCCAACTGCAATATTAGAAGTAACTTTTACCAAGTCTTCCTGTCCATTAAGATCAACAAATAATAAATAAATCGGTGCGACAATCTCTCTTGTAATTGCAGGAGACATGGTTATGGTAATGCTAGTTGCTGCTGCTGCTGCGGTAGCCCCTGCTGTGAAAACAGTTTTTTCTGGAAACACCCTATCCCCCGCATTCAAAGGGGCTACATAAATTTTCGTACCGCGTGCAATTTGTACAGTTGTCATAAAAAATCTCCGATTAAATTAACTAAAATTTTAGATCTACCAAATAGATTGACTTAATAAAAAATACCTGCGTTTCAATCATATTTAAACCTGGTACAGGCATTACTCTAGGTCTTACTTCAAGTATACCATTTAAACCTGCAATCAATCTATTTGTTGCTTCTACAGTTGTTTTTTTTGCATCCCATTGCTTTAGAATAATTTGAGTGAAATTAGCAACATAAGTTCCCCTAATAATCGGGCGAATATCTAATTTTCCTTCCGACCAAATTACCACTTCTAATCCTTTTGTTTTCGTACCAGTTGGTGGATAATCATAACCGTAATTACTATCAGGAATAACAGCGATCGCTTTAACACATCGACCATTAACAAACTCATATTCACCAATTAAATCATCTAAAACAGAAGTTATTTTTTGCCGTAATTCTAAAATATTCATATAAGAAAAAAAGGACTAAATTAATATTAGTCCCATGTTATTCAGAGAGCAAAAACATCAGAAAATGTAGCGACAAAATCAAATCTTCGAGTAGCTTCTTCAGTCCACGGCCGACCAGGAATATAATTACCTTTCTTAGTAATATATCCCTCATGTACCGCGATCGCATAAACTACAGAATAGCTAAAATTTGCTTTTAAGTCCGTGGGGAACTCCAATGATTGAGAATCTCGTAAACCGCCCAAATCCACAATATCACGAGGAGTAAAGACAACATCACCATTTCTCCGATAAGTTACATTATTCCAATCCCAAATCACTGAGGTGATCATCTCTTGTAAGACATCGCTAAATCTGTCTGATGTTCGTTCAAAAGCATTACTAATTTTTTGATTTACTCGAGATAAATTAATATTAATTTTCATTTTAGGCAGCCCGGTAAGTTGAAGTGTCAATCATCACATCATGCGAAAACACAATAATTTCCCGATCACTTTCGATAACATTTTTTAGCACGAAAGTTTTCTCATCAGGGTTTTCTCTCCACACCACCCAAAGCGAATCAGGAGGATCAATTAAAAAGTATGCGGCAGATTCTTCGGTAAATCTAACTAAATCACCTTCTTTAATAAGCGCAACTAAATCACCTTTTTTAGTAAACCTAACCGGATCATTTGCTTTAAGCATAAATAACCTCCTTGAATTTGGTTTAATTATACACTTTAATAAAATATTTTTCTGCATTAGGGAAACCAATTATTTCCTCATCTGATTTTTCATTTCTTAGTCTTAATGTGTGATTTGGATTCACAGCTTCTACTAAGAAAATCGCATCGGGAGAAATTAAATAATTAGCTGATGCCTGACGGGTAAAACGAATGCGATCGCCTATTGAAACCATAGTAATTATTAAGAAGATTTAGTAAAAGTACCCTGTATTTTTTCACCCGTAAATTTTTGCACATTAAAAGGGGAAGAAAATAACAAGGGTACTCGCAATATCCCACTCACATTATTAATTATAGCTTCACATTCAAAAGGCGTTTTAATATCTTTTGGGAATAACATAGGATCGACTAAATACCCCTCCACGTTCACAACATTTATGTTTTGCCCTTCGGCATACTGAATAGAACTTGCCGTATTTTTTAATAAAGCCGTGAATTTTACTATTTTCTCTGTGGGGTATTCATTTCCCGTTAATGAATCTATCTCCACAAATCCGATGCTCGGTACTTTAAGGAATAGCGTACTATTTGCATATTTGGAGAAATAACTTTTCATACAAATTTCAAACCGTTTGAAATTTAAAAAACACCTTCTACTTCTGAATCAACTACTACACCAATTAATTTAGCCAACTTACGTTTTAATGCGTAACGTTGTCGGTTTATTTGGGTTATCTGTTTGCACGGGTCAAACTCAATCACATCTACTCTTGTTAATCCAGCTTCATCCGTACCTGATAATTGCCTTTTATCTAATACAGCATCCATTTGATTAACAGCACTTAAAACATTATCTATGAGAGATTGAGATGTATTTTCAACCCTATCTAAAGCAGCCCAAATAACAGCAATATCATCTATTGTTTTGTCAAGATGAGATAAGATTTGAAATCTTTGTTGTTCGGTAAACATTTATTTTTTTAAAGGACATTGTGCGTCATTCTGTGGACAAAATAACTGCCCATTAACTGTTCTTCTTTTTTCTCCGCATTTAGGGCATCTAAAAATACCCGCAGCATCATAAAAATCACTTGGATAAGCATTTTTAGGACTTGAGGAAGTAGTCACTTTAGGATTGATTTTAGAAGCAACGTCAGCATTAATAACATCTGATGTTTTAGACTTTTCTGTATTCTCTTCAGGCATAAAATTAGGTAATAAATTTTGACTAATAACACAAATTATCTCATACTATTTTTTAATTCCGCTAGGAGGTTGATTATTGTTGTAATCAACAGGAGGAGGTCTAACAAAAAACCCTACAACAGGAACTAAAACGGCCAGCGCGATCGCCCAAACTAACTTATGAAGTTGATCCTGGAAAGCATCAATATTCTTAAGTTTTTCATCGATGACTGGCATCCATTTTTCAACAATAATTAATCTGTCATCAACTTTGCTAATTCGATTAGTAGTGATCTCTTCATCTTTGCGGATTTCTTCAATGGTCGCCTGAGTTAAAGCTACCCAATTTTTCAAATCATTAATCAGTTCTTTTTGACTTTCATCAGGCATAATTCCCCCATATTTCAATCAACATATTTCATCAATGATTCAAAAGCTACTTTTGATAATTCAAATATGTAGTCTTTATCCCAATCTTGAATATTAATAAGATGGGCATCAATGAGAATGGCTTTTATCCCTTGTTCCGCATAACTCCTCTCCCATTTCATTAATGATTTAAAAGCATCTCGCCACAGTTCAATTACACAATCTTTGTCACAAATCTCTGTGTTAATAACAGGGGTATCTATTGACGGTAATAAAGTATCCACTGGCATATTTTTTTGTTAATAAAGATTATTTTTAATATACAATAACCTTTATTAATTTCCCGATAAAATAACAAAAAATTAACAATTTAGCTAATAATTAGCCAATCGTAGTATCACTCATACGGACTTCAATTACTCTTAATTGTTGCCCGGCCGAGCTAGGAGGATTTGAATTAGGATCAACATCGAGAGGGCCCCAACCCTCGTGACTTACCCAAATAAAATCTTGACTCAAATTGAAATCTGTGCCGCCAGCATCTTGTCGAACTTGCATTGGCATAGAGGTTGACCAACCCATGGTATCCGCTCCCAATAAATAGCCACTTCTTGTAGTAACAGAAGTCCCGCCGAGTGTTTCTGTCTGCACCCCACGACTGCCAACCGTTCCATTTCCGAAATTACTTTGACTAAAAATGTGGAGTCCGGACATCGTTCCCCAATATCCACTAACTCTAAATAGATCAGGATTATTGGTGGATTTATTCAACATATTTGTTAATTCTTCCACATTGGTTCTATTTTGATAAAATGCCCGATTTTGCATCGATTTATCAATTTGGGCAATATGCTGATCAGGGCAAACATAAACACGACATCCATCAGGATATCGTCTAATATTCAAGCTACTAGCATAAGCGTTTAAATCGCTCAAAAAGCCCAATGTTGATTGCCCGCCATTAGTAACTGAACCTGGCGCAAATACCACACTATCTTTATTGTTATACACAACAGCCGTGGTACTAGCCAGCATTTCATAAATGGCTAAATCTTCAAATTCGTAATAATTGATTCCTAATTTTTCTTGAAGGAGATTTTCCAATCTGAGCAATGAATTTAGCGTTATAAATTCTGGAATGGACACCGGCGGCATCGCGCTATTTTTCCCCATACCATTCAATTTAATAACAATTTTTTGATCTGAGCCGGTTAACGCTTGGCGATCTACAACAGTTTTGACACCAACAGTTCGTTCCCAATCAGATGATGATGTTCCTGTTGGTAAGTTGAAAACACGAGGTACAGATGTTGTCTGACCCGGAGGGATGCCAACTGATACGGTTCTATTAACGAATTGCCATAAGACAAATTGTGGCGTATGTTCAGCCCTTACCACTGTTGATAAATATGTTTGTAACGCAAATGGCAACGTACTGAATGTAGTTGGTGCATCACTACCTCGATAATTGTCTGATCCATTTAATAAACCAACTTTCCTAGCCATATCTTCCATTCCATTGCGTATCGCATCGCGATTTTGAACAATAAATCGCTGCAAGGGAGTAACGTCTTGATGGAGAACTCTTTCGCCCGTTGATGGGACGACTATTGACCGAGTTTGTAACAATTTGTTATCTTCGCACAGCGTATTGAACTCACGATAAGCAGTTTTGCCATCCATTCCTCCGCCGCGCATACTTAATGGCGCAATATAGACATTATTATTATCGGCAGGAGAAGGGGCGTAACCAAAATCATTAAAAATACGCGCTACCGTATCTTTTTGTTGTTTTTCGTATTCAACTTGTTTTAATAAATTCTCTTCTTTTTCTCGAAATTCTCTTTGACTTGCGATCAAGCTATCACCAAGTTCGCGTAATCTTTGTTCATATTGGTTAATAGTATTTTTACTGTCACTTTGAACCTTAAGAATAGCTGTATCTAACATTTGTTTTAACTGTGTTTCAGTTAAAGTGATCTCACCTGGATTAGCAGGCAAATTTGTAGAAGAATTAGGAGATTTTGGAGATTTTGGAGATTCCGCAGATGTAGAAACATCAGCATTATCATTACCAATAAATTGATTTTGAGAAATTACCTGACCTAGCTCTTCTTCCTTATTATTTTGATCTGCATTAGTTCGGCGATTAATTCTTTGTATAGCATCGTGTTGAGGTTTTCCAATCAATCTTGATGTTGATTTTTCCGTCACTAATTCTTTTGAAGAATCATTGATAATAATAGATGGATTACCCTGTAAATTTTTATTTCTCTGTCTAGGCATATAAAAACCTCATATTTTTTACAATTACTTAACTTTTGCACCCGGTATATTTGGAATTAAAACTAAGCTTAATTCGCTCAAATCATACACACCATAACGAATATAATACGGTGCCACATCTTTACTCATACTTGCCATATACGCATTTATTTCAGATGGATCATCGTGGGAACATTGTTTATCACGAAAACTACAATTGCAAAGAGGGCAAAAATGATCTTCGTAAATAAAACCGCCCAAGCTAACATATTTGAGAACACCATATTCAATTCCCGAAACAACTGGGCTAGAAAAGGGAAAGCATACGTCACACTCTATATAACAATACCCCTCTTTTGCGATGATTTGGCGATTATTGTCACCATTGCCAGCAGCGTTTAAAACATCGTTGGGAGCGGTATCTTCTTCAACTATTCTAGCATCAAAAATAAAGCCCTGGGAGTTTTCTACTTCGTCCCATTCATGGTTTAAAGTAAAGGGATTTCCTAACGACAATTCAGCGATCACATCTAATTCATTAATTCCCCACTTCGATAGTCCACGGCTTACTAGATTATCTGTGACAATAAAAGTATAACAAATAAAATCACTCGAGGAAACCTCCGCGCCATTTGGGAGAAATTGTCTAATTTTTAATAATTGATTTTCATCTGGGATAAACATTATTTTTTGTAAATATTAGGTTGAAATTTTGGCGGAATACGGCATTTATCTAAATCGTTAAAGGTAGCAATACCATAGCATTTAGTATCTTGATCCAGAAACGTTATAGAATAGCCATTTTTTATCCCCATATTCCTGCATAATTGAGTATTTGCAGTTTTACCCAAATAAATAAAATTATCTGGGTAACTGGTATCTATTATAGCAATTAAAATCAAATCCATAAGTATTTAAAACCTAATTAAACACGGGGTCTGCGGGTCTTGAACCCGTATCTTCGCCGTGACAGGGCGATGTTCTAATTGCCCATTGAACTAAGACCCCTTATACGACTCATTTTACATCATCTGCTTGCAAGTAATCTCTGATAATTTTAATTAATTCTATTAAGGCATCTCCTGATAACTGCTCCCTATTAGAAATCAGTAATAAATGTTCCCCTAAATTACCAATAGTAATCTCAGAAATATCTATAATTATTGGATATTGATGTTTTAAGATTAGCGTTTGATTAGTAGCATTAAATTTCCAATACGATGATAAATTAACCATAATACAAGTGCTTTTAAAAGTAATAATATCTTGGTTTAATAACCTTGCTTCTTTTATGTTATGACAAACATAAAATGTGTCATCAGGTTCTTTACTTAAAATAGCGTCTAATGTAGAAAAAATATTTGTTCTAGTTACTTTAACATGATGTTTTTGAGTAAGCAATCCAAATAATTCCCTAGCAATATCTCCTATATAGCCACTGGTGTATTTAAGTTTTTCTGCTATTTGATAATAGGTTAAATCTTGGTCATCAGCTAAAGAAACAATTAATTTTCTTTCCAAATCAGCCAAAGGTGTCTTTCTTATTTCAATAGACACCTTGTTTAAATAACCGATATATTTGCTATCCTTTTTCATAGTTCAATTTAGTTAATTTATTGGTGACAGCTATTCATCTGTTGTTTAGCAATCCACTCATCATAATAATCACGATATTTTTGCAATAACGCGTGTTCACTCGCTATTTTCACACCCGCTATTTCATTCCTATTAGCATCTAAATGTATATCAAAAATAACATAATCATCTTTTAGATTATTTGTTCTTTTAGTAATTGCATACATAAGTTTTTGATAACAATCTTCAAAAGAATTGCTCGATATTCTACAAACATAAGCTACCTTGCTTTTTATATTCATCCAATAGCAATCATATTTCGGCATTAATTCATGTCGTGTAGCGATTTCAGCTATTGTTATATTTGCTGGTACTCGATTGGAAGTCGTCATTATTTTCTCCTTCTAAAAGCTCTTTGTTTAACTCACTTCTTAACAGCCACCCAAATCTTTTACTAATTAAAAAATCAGTTGGCCTAAGATCGTCTAAAGAAAACTGTTTGTAACAGCCACAATTAGCCCTACAATCACATTGCTCACCCGTATTAGGTAAAGTATTAATTGGTTGCCATCCTAGTCCTTCAAAGCTAATACATGGCGGGCAAGAATTAAATTTAGTTCGTACTCTTTTTTCCCATTTAAAACCAGAATTAGAATGCGATCGCGCCCTAGCTTCTTCAAAAGTTCCTTTACTCGCTTCCAGGTACTGTTGAATACGCATTTTGAATTGAGCTTCAGACATACCTTTATTAATTAAATCATCACTAAAACCTCTTAAATATTGGTACTGTTTTTTAAGTTTTGACCCAATCACGCCATAATCTGATTGAGTCATATTTTTAATCCCACCCTTGCCCAACAAATACGCTTGAGTGTGCAATTGTTTAAGTGCGATCGCCGTCTGTTCTTCCCAAGTCCCTACAGTGATTTTCCCCTCTAATAAAAGATTAGAAATAACGCCGACATCTTGGCTAACCTGGTCAATCGATTTAATAGTCAAATTTCTTACGGCCTGCTCTCCGAGAAAACGACCAGAATCTTTATAGCGATATCGCTGTAATTTCCTATCAAAAATAAATTCTAAAGCCATTTACCCTCCATATTTCAAACCGTTTGAAATTTGACCATCTATTACTTAAGCTAGTCCAACATAAACACTATCGGGTAAAAAATACTCAGTATCACCATTACCGCTATTTTCTTCCTCTATTAGCTTTTCTCTAATTATTTCCGCTAATTCATCAGCAGTGTAGAAATCGGATATGATTTCAGCTAATTCATCAGCAGTAACTGGTACTCCATCTTCCTCACAGCTATCTAACTCTTCTAACTCAATATTCATTACTATTTGAACTTTCATGCTTACCTCTTTTTAAATAATTACAAGAAACTGACCTTATTTCTACAAATCTTCTTTTTTCAGTATTTTTTGATCGAACTTTTAATAAGGTATTGCTTTGTACACATTTTCTGGCAAATAATACTCAGTGTCGCCATCACCGCTAATATCTTCGTCTATTAATTTATTCCGAATTATCTCAGCTAATTGATCTGCTGCATAGAAATCAGCGATAATTTCACTTAAGTTATTTGCATCGATAATTACGTTATTTTTTTTACAACTATCTAACTCCGGTAATTCAATATTTACCAATACTTGAACTTTCATATTTACTCCTAAAAGATTAGTTTTCTATTTCCGCTTCTAAGATTAATTCAAAACCTTCCTCTGGTGGGTTTTTACGCCAAGACTCTACAGCACGAATTACATCAGATTCAGAAACATTACCAATTGACAATAAATCATCAATTGGTGGTAAGTTTTGCCCTTCAAATTTTAATTCTCTACTCATCTAAATCCTCAATTTCATCAGAGTTTGATTCATCGTTAAGATTTAATGACAAACCGTACGGATTAACAGCAATTTTAGGGAATATAATTCTATATTGCCAACGCTCTTTAGGAATGCCATTTAAAGCTAATTCTAAGTTACAAATATGCTTAATTCCCTCAACTAAATTCATCCGCAACTTATTAATAAATCTAGCATAAGCGAGAGCAGGTTGTCCACTAATTTCACGCGCACCAATATTCGGTAAGCCTAGCAACCATACGGGAACACGCGATCGCATGGCAATTCTTGACCGCCACATCAAAACACTATCACCCATTACTTTTAAGTCGGGGTTGATTTGGGATAGCTTTTTAATATCCGCGCCATACATCAAATAAAAATCTGTTACTAACCCACTTCTTTTCTTATCTTCATAAGCCCTTTTGTAGTCTTTTCTGTAATCCTCATCAACACAATCTGGCATGATATGGAGGTTGGGATTTACCCCGATGCTACGGGAAGCAAAAGCTAAATCTTCGGTAGATTGCTTAAGATTTTCCCAATCAGAAATACACTCCAAAAACAAAGACCTACCATATAATTTATTCCGTCTAAAACGCCAATGAATACAAATAATAGGATGAAATTCAATACCATTTGCATCTGACAAATAACGTCTTTGCTCAAATCTTTCTAACCGCCCATTGTTTAACTCAACTCTAAACATTTCCCATGTAGGCAAAAACAATATTTTCTCAATCTTTTTCTGTTTAAAATTCACTCCAAGACTAGCGAAAGCATCGCCATAAGCAATCATTCTTTCAACGGCTAATTCAAGATTTACTCCCCCAATTACCTCATCAATAAGACGTTTTAAAATACGCTTCACTTCTGGATCTATGGGGGTTATGTCATCATTAAGAGTTTCCCCGATGTCAAACCCCTGATCATCCCCATCATCAGAGCTAAAGCAATCTCCAGTAATAATATCAATAGCTGTGGCAATTTCAGGACAATATTCAACCATCTCAATGATTTTTTTTGCCTTATTAAGGTGATCTCTAACAGGAAATTCAGAAATTTCCAAATCATACCTTCTCCCTATAGCAGAAAAATCATCCCCACCTAATTGATCAAGTGCCAATGGCCTTTGTTGACCAGGTATAGGCGTTTGATTAGAGTTGGCCAAAGATAACCAAATTTTTTCTAAAAACGGAGGGATAGGAATATTAATAGTTTTTTGCATATTTTTAATCCTTAATAATTAATAATTATAGCATCTTGAAATATATTAAAAACCCCAGTATTTTTAGAAATACTAGGGTGAGTAAATAAACGCAGTAAAAGGAGGTAAATTAAATTTATTATATATCATTTTGCCAATCAGTAAAAATCAAATTGCTTTCATTGATATTTATCAAATCAATCAAATAGTTATATATCTTTTCGTGTAGATTTGTATGCCCATTCTTAATCGCAGAAGGCGAAACATACAAATCAAACTGATCACCATTTATTGCCATCTGCTGAGTGTGAACTGGGCTTTTATTAGCTAATCTATCAGCATGGCTATTAAAAATTAAAATAAAAAAAGAGATTGACCTTAAATCTTTACTATAATAATTAATATCCCCGATTTTTAAATACGCATTCGCATATATAGCACCAGTGTTTGGAGAAATCCAATTCTTGCCATTTTTCAAACCAAATCCCATAAGCTTAAAACCAAAATTTAATAATAAACTAAATTTCTGCGAATTTTACTCCGCAGAACGACTTTAACTTAACTATATACCTCAATCAATCCTTGTTCTAATCCTAATGTAATTTCACTAGGATACATATCCATACTGTTTAACAAAATAGGTGTTTCTGGGTCTGCCGAAGGGTCAAAATATTTTCTTTTATACCCCCCGTTCGATTGTAAAATCCAGAAAGTAGCAGGCTGAATCACTTTGTAAATCACATTTCCCTCCATGTAATACTCGCAAATGAATTGATGTTAGATGAAATTGGCGTTGTACTTAAAACGATTATATCAGAAGTGCCGTTAATAGTTGATCCAAGTCTTAATGTATTTTCGATGCTAACTAAAGCAGAATCTGTATTTTGGGTCATTTTTGATGCGATTCTTGTACCGGGATTAGAGATAGTATTTGTCGATGATCCAATAGCTGTTTGAATTGCTGAATTAGGATAATTATTAAATGTAAATGTTCCCGCAATTGTAGGATTAACTAATAACTCCCAGAAAAAGTAATCATTAGTATTAGCTAATAAAGAAAGATTGAGAATGTCAATTGTCACATCTAATGCAGTAGGTTGCAGTTTTAATCCCAGTAATGCGTAAGTAGTTCCAATAGTATTAGTAGCAGTCGGAATTTCTGCCGTATTTTCTGTGAAAATTAATCCTGTATTATTGTTAATTGCTCCCTCAGAATTAACCGCCGCGCATATATATGTAAAAGTCCCTGAACCCGCTCCCGACTGCCTAATTTCCCATCTTACAGAGTGACTTGGAGAGGACATATATGCTTTTTGAACTAAATTAGCGTGATTAAATTCGTGGGCAATATACAATTTTCCATTAATATTAAAGCCGACACGAACACGCCCAACTCCTAAAAACTGAAGATCAACAAAAAGAATTTGATTTTTAATATAATCAGTAGATAATCCACTTGGATTACTTGAGCTATTTGATCCATCAAAAACATCTTTATTCCACGCACTTTGCGCTGCGGAATCTATGCTAGTACCACCTCTATCAATGTTTAAAGAAACGACCCCCGTAACGCCATTACTTTCTAAATAAATTCCGTCAAAACTGCCCGTATAGGGAGCAGTAGTAGAAGAATTAAAATATCCAACTCTTTTAATAATATTTGTCTGAACATGAAAATTATAAAAAGTTATAGCGATCGCGCTACTTTTCCCCGCGTAATATTTATAGCGTTGCTTAGTTTGAGCGATCGCATAATCTCCACTAGCAGAAGTGGCTAAAGTTGTACTAGCTTCTCCAGTATTATAAGTTTTTGTTCCTGTCCCATTTACAACCCCATCAATTAATAATGGTAATCCGTCTCGAATTTGTTGTAAATCGCATAAAGAATATTGCTCAGAAACCCTTTGCCTTTGAAAAGCATCGAGAGCAAAAGAATCAGCAGGATTAGTTTCAACAGTTTTAAAATAAGACATAAAGTACCTAATTTTATATTAAATAATATCCCAATTTACACCATTACTAATCACATCTAAAACCTCATATTGACTTAAATAAATAATGAGATTTGAGTCCATTAATTGTGATGAAGTTGTGTTCACCCTTAACACAGATGTGTTAACATTCTTGATTTTAAATTGATAACCACTTAATGCGATCGCATCTGGTAAAGTAGCTATCAAAGAAGTTCCGTTAAATCGGACATAATCATCAGCATTGCTTAAAGTATAGCTACTTGTTTTAGTTGATGATTTTCTAACTATTACTTTATTTGTTAGTGTTTCTATACCCGCTAAAGTAGCAAAATCACCATCAGTTAAAGCCGTATTAAATTGTGATGCAGTCCCTGTAATTCCCACAATTGAGCTTTGATCACCGGTATTTATTCCGCTAAAAGAATTTAAAGCTCCACCGCTATTTTTAAAAGTAAATTGTGATGTTGTAGATGAAAAATATACACTATTATTAGTGGTAGAACTATCTGTTAAACTAGCCGGTTGATAACTACCATCAAACTTGGCTAAAACAGACAAAGCATTACCATTTTCATCTTGGCTTTCAAATATATTTTGAGTGGAGGACACACTAAACCTTTTCCCAATTATCGCGCGTAAATTATCCGCTCTTGCCGTAAAAAATCCGCTCGCCAAAGTAGTTTGGGTGGTACTTCCAGCTTCTATATTCACCGGAAACATAACAGTTCCGTTGCCACCACTTTGCAGAAAATTACTACCATTTCTATTCATTGAAACTGACCCGGCACCAATCACAAATTGAAAATATTGCGTGCCTGTAGCAGAAGTTAATTGTAGTATTGACTCATCGCCTGCACCACTAGCTTTATAGAGTTTAAATATATTTTGGCTACCCGCAGAAATATCCATTAAAGTTCCGCTCAAATACGGAACTGATAAAGACCATGCAGGACCCTGAAATTTCAGAAAAGTTGAGCCAGTAGATAAAAAGGGGTTGTAATAAGAAACAATATCGCCTGATGAGTTTTTTACTTCCCATATATTAGCTGTTTGATTAGATGCCGCATTGAAAATCAATCCTGGTTGTGAGGCAGATAAATTAACACTTAGCTGCGATAAATTAATTATCTTTGACGTGCTTTGGAAATCCAGATTAGTAGCAACTTTCATTATTATTGACTAATAAAAACAGTGTATTGATTAGTAGTAGGAGGATTAGTAAAACTTACAGCAATATTATTATTATCCGTGTAATTCACATCAGCCCAAATTAACCCATAAGGACTAGCAGCCTCTCTAATAGTCACATGAGGAGTAGCAGCAGCCAAACTGTGGGTAATGGTAAAAGAAGAATTAACCCCATTCCCAATATTAGTAGAATATCTATTTGATGTAAAAGCGTTATTGATTTTAGTTTGCAGCTTTAATGGGGTAACAAATGTCAAATCATCTACACCATTATTTGTTAATGTTTGAGTTGCAACTTTGGCAACACCTAAAACCGACTCAGTAGCCTGATCTCGATTACTTTCTAAAACATAAAAACTAGACCCAACCGAAGCCTCATCACCACCAGCATTAGTGGTTTTACACTGAATCAAATCCCCAACATTAACGACCTTCCCCGCACTTCCCCCGATTTTTCCAGCCACTGTCACATAATAAGAATCCCCAGCCGTAGCGGCCGGGTAATTAGGATTAGCAGAACAATCCAAATCAGAAGGAGGGCGCATCGGAGTAGAAACTAAACCCTCCACCCAACCTTTATTAACAGCATCCCCCGCACTACTTGGATTGGGTAAATTAATAATTTTTGACGCATTTTGGAAATCCAAATTGGCTGCAACTTTCATAAAATCTCCTTAATTTTTTTAAGATAAATAAGCAATACCTGTACTGGGAATAGTCATTTTAAACAATAAATTATTCTTGTCTAAAATTGAAATTTCCCCTAATAATTCATCACCGGAATTATTAAAAGCGCGAATACTCGGAGCAAATTTATTCAAATTATGCTGAATATTCCAAATAGCTAAATTAGTAGTTTGAGTAAATGTAAAATCATTAATACTTAATTCCCTTGTACCAGGATTAAAAGCCACAGGGGCCACAGGAATAATAATATCAACACCACGAGGGCCGCGTTGAATATTGCTAATTATTTTAATTCTTTGAATAGGGATAATAACGACTTTAATCATCATCTGGTAACTGTTAAATCAGCTATAAATTCACCGCTTAAAACTTTGGGAACAATTGTGCTATCCACAAAAGTTAATTCAATGTCATAAACGCCGCTCTTTAGATTTAACGTTTCATTACCAGTCAACGATAATTTAAAAATACCTAAAGCAGCATCTACAATAATAATTTTACCATTACTTGAGGATAGTTCAACTAACACAGTGCTATCCTCTACGGTCTTACGAATTTGCATTCGCAAAGAACACCCTAATAAATCTAATGGGATTAATTCAGACTCGAATAATTGCATTTCCTGGACAAAGGGCAGTCCCGGATTAAAAACCAAGTTTGTTAAGCAGCTCATATTTAAAATTCTTTTAATAAGTTTCATATACAGCAAAATAACGTAAGAAAATTAAGACTAATGTATGTATATAACAAGTTGACATAATATCAGCTTGTTATATAATAAGAATAGAATAACCTAAACTAATATGTTTCCATATTAACACGGAAACAAGGAGCAAAACAATGAATACGATTGGATTAATTATCGCTAAAAAACTAAACATCATCAAGAAGCAACTTAATAGCTTCTTGAAATTAAAAATGAAAAAACAGGTTTTGAGAAGTTTATTTAAACTCCTAAAAGCAGAGGGAGCTTATGAAAAAATCCTTGAGGGGATAAATAATATTATTACGGGTAAAGATATCGTTTTGCCGGCAATGACTGGAACACCTGCGCAGGTCAAATACGCGAACGATATTAAAGCGCACATAATAGCCAGTTGGAATAGATTTCATGGATCCTATGGACTAGCAGAATGCCAAAAATACTGGGGAGAAGATAATCCAAAATATTATAAAGCCACGCACCAAACACCGATATTATTAGCTGTAGTAAAAACAGCAATAATAGAATTTTTAACTATCGCCAACGCGCCTACCATAATCGGTATAAGTAAAAAACAACCCATAATCAGTAAATACTTGGCTGACCATGGCTGGTACGACCACGCTTTTTAATCCCAAACACACAGAAAAATGATTCAGAACAACATTAAAAAACTTCTTGACGAAAGAAAGTTAAGCGTTAATAAGTTTGTCAAAGAAACCGGTATTGCATTTAGAACAGGGTATGATTTATACAACACACCTAGCCGTTTACCGAACGTAAACGTATTAGAAAAAATATGCGATACATACAATATCCAACCAGGTGAATTATTAACCTGGATTCCCACACAGAAGCCGAATATCGAGATTTACAATCATTGCTTTATCGTTTATGATGATTCCATAGATTGGGTAAAAGAAATCCAAAATATGGACAGCGAAATTAAAGAATCGACCTTCCCGTTAGTCATTATTTCAAAAGATAATGGTTGCTATGAAATCAATCAATTAGATGAAAGAACCACTAAATTAGATTTTGATTACACCATTTCTTATCGAAAATTAGATCGTGCGGAAAAAGCCCGTACTAAAACCCCGACCACATGGGGTGGAGAAAAAACACACGGGGGGAATGATCCAGTGAAACCGTCTGTACTCACACCCAAAGATGTGATAGATATTATGTTTAGAGCAGAAAATCTTAAACAATTACTAATGGAAAAAGAGTTGCAGGCAATGAATAACCCCTTAGTTTTTTTAAGTAAAAATTAACGAGATAACATCGAATCAAGAGGCAAATAAAATGCTTAAAACTTTATATGACAATGATTTTAGTTTATGGATTGAAAAAACAATTAAATCTTTAGAAATTGGTGATTTTCAATCCATTGATACTAAAAATTTAATTGAGGAATTAAAGGATTTGGGTAAATCAGAAAAAAATACTTTAGAAAGTAATTTAATGATGCTATTAGCTCATTTGCTAAAATTAAAAGTGCAGTATGACGCAACCGAATCTATCCAAACAAGTTGGTATAATTCAGTTGATGTACATCGTAAAAGAGTTAAAATACAATTGAAAAAAAATCCGTCTCTTAAATCTTATTTTGAAAGAGCGATCGCTGAATCTTATCCAGATGGTCGTGATTTAGTAATTAGTGAGGGAAAACGGGCTAAATTTGGCCAAGAAAATGATTATCCTATAGAATGTCCTCTGACAGTTGAAGAAATATTAGATGATTGTTTTTATGGTTAAATCACCCCTTAAAATGGCATAAAAAATAATTTCCACTCAAAAAGCAAATTTCAAACCGTTTGAAATTTGCTTTTAATTATTTGGCAAGATTTTTAAACTTAGTCAGTTGATTATCAAACAACAGCTTTACTGTTCCCGTTGGCCCATTACGATGTTTACTTATAATTACTTCAGTCACATCAGAATTATTAACATCGGGATTATAATAAGAATCTCTATACAACATTAAAATCAAATCACTATCTTGCTCAATCGTTCCCGAATCCCTCAAGTCAGACATCATGGGCCGTTTATTAGTTCTTGATTCTACTCCCCTACTTAACTGTGATAAAACCACAACTGGTACATTGAACTCCCGCGCCAAACCTTTAAGAGAGCGTGTGATTTTTGATATTTCCTGGACGCGATCGCTACCTGCACCATCCATTAATTGCAAATAATCAATCAGTATCAATCCTAATTCTTGTTTGCTTTGAGATTGCAACTTACGAATTTCGCTCCGAATTTGAGTTACAGTCACGCTAGATGTATCTTCAATATAAATAGATAAATCTGATAAATCACCAATGCTGCTACTAACTGAATCCCATTCATTAAGACTTAAATTCCCCTTTTTCAATCGACCAGATTCTACAGAACATCTCCCAATTAATAATCTTTGGGTTAACTGTTCTCGTGACATTTCTAAACTAAAGATTGCTACAGGTAATTTATATTTATTCGAGATGTTTTCTGCAATATTTAAAGCAAAGCTAGTTTTACCCATAGATGGTCGTCCTGCGATAATAATTAAATCTGATTTTTGAAAACCCCCAGTCATAGCATCTAAATCATAAAAGCCCGTCATTCTACCCGTTGTGTAACCCTCAGAATTTCTTAATTCTAATTCTTTAAAAGTAGATATCAAAGAATCAGAAAGATGCACTAAACCTAATCGTGATTTAGAATCATTCAGCTTAAATATCTTTTGCTCCGCTTGATCTAAAATAATCGGTAACTCCGTAGCAGTATCATAGCCCAAATCAGCGATTTCATTAGCAGCATGAATCAAACTTCTTCTAATGTATTTATCAACTATATAACTCGCGTATAACTCAATATTAACAGCAGAAACAGTCCTTTGAACCAATTGTGCTAATTTGAATTGACCACCAATAGAATCTAATAAATTATGATCTAATAACCAAGTAGCCATAGACATCAAATCTGTAGGTTTGTTTTGCTGATGGAGTGCGATCGCGCATTTATATATTTGCTTATGTACTACCAGTGAAAACGCATCAAAGATAAGAATATCCGCTACTTTAGAAATGGCATCTGGATCCAACATAATCGCACCTAAAACAGCTTCTTCCGCATCAATATTCTGGGGTGAAACGCGCATAATAAAAACCAAAAAACATTAAAAATAGTATATAATGTTTTTCAAATAAACCTTAAGAAAAGGAGCAAATATGAAAGTCAAAGTAACCGCAATTATCGATTTACCAAAGCTAGATACACAAAAAGAAAAAGGTACGAAAATTACAAATAAAAACATAGCTGAAGTGGTTTATACATTTTATAGCTACTCTCAAATTGGTAAAGCGTTGGCAGCGCAATTGCAAGCAGAAGAAGATGATGAAGAATACACAACCACAATTAGACTTATTCGTAATAATCCAAAAACAGATGAATCGGAAGAATAAATGAACAAATATCGCGCAACGAAAAGAGAAATTGATAACATCTCTTTTGATTCAGTTGCTGAAAGTAATCTTTACGTTGCTATTAAATCACTCGGATTTAAAAATATTGTTTGCCAAGAAAAAATATTGATTTTTCCGGGAGATAAAGTCATTAAACCAGTTTATTGGAAAGTTGATTTTTATCTCCCTGAAATCAATATTTATTTAGAGTATAAAGGTTCTGTTACTAGAGAGTTTAAATTTAAAATGCTCTTACTTTATCAGAATAATTCAGCTATTTTTGATAATTTGTTATTTGTCACAGATAAACATCAAGACAATTTCTTATTGAAAAAGCCAAGTTATTCTATTCAAGAAATAAAGGAGTTATCTCAATTATTAATTCAAACCAATAGACGAATAAATAATACTTAATTTGGCAATAATTACCTATTCCACAAATAAAGGATTTCAATCATGGCAAAATGCCCAACCTGCACCACAACGATTGACGGTTGCCAAGCTATTTTAAGACAGGGAAAATGGGACACAATTAAACTGTACAATCGAGTTTGTATTTACGCGATCGCACGGGGAAAACCTTGTATTAACCCTACCAAAATACAAGAGAAAAATTTAACGTGGGAAGCTGAATACGCGAAAACTGATGAAGAGTTTAATCGGAAAATGGATTATTTGAACTTAGAAAGCTAATTGTTTTGAACGTCAATCAAACAAAAAACCTAGTTTTTGTAAACTAGGTTTAAAATACCAAACCATTAACACAATCATACCAGATATGCCAAACAAAAGATTAACCCCCAAAGAAAGAATTGATAAGTTATTAATCGATAAAGGTAACAATCCTAAAGGATGCTGGATAGCCAAAAAAACAGGTTTAACTATCTGTGTTTCCCCTGGCGTAGTTTTAATGAGTACCAGATTTTCATATCAAACCTATATAGGGGAAATTCCCAGAGATAAGTTTGTATTACATAGTTGCAAAAACAGGAGTTGCCTTAACCCTGATCATCTATATACAGATGATAATTTAAAAATCGATAATCCACAAAAAGGATCCCAAAGGTATAATGCGAAAATAGATGAAAGTACCGCAAGGGAAATTAAATATCTCTTAGGAGAAGGTAACATGAAACAGGTAGAAATAGCTAAAATGTTTAATATCTCAGATAGGATAGTTAGTGATATCAAACACGAAAAAAGCTGGGTTCATGTCTAATTAAAATTATCTTATTCACAACAAAATGAGGAAACCAATGAAGTTTTATAGTGACTATTCGTGGGGTTATTTAGCTAGTGATCACCCATCGTGGTTAGAGTGCATGGGAGTTACTGAAAAAGGGCGTTATTTGTACATTATAGACACATGGGATGGTGAGTTTATCGACTTTCAATACCAAAGTGAGTGGTTCGATGAAGATGGTGATTTTTATATCAATATCGAGAAATTAGTAGAATACTTAATTTTACTTGGATTTGAAGATGTAGAAGAAGGTAGTTTTTTTGAATAATTCTTATGACAACAATCAATTATCAATTCAGCATTTTGTATGTGACAAATAAATTAAGCAACCAAATCAAAAATATGCTCAAATCACTCTCATTAGCATCGCTGTTATTATTGATAACAATCATGCCCGTACTATCACAAACAGCAACAGTAACCCGTATAATCGATGGTGACACCATTGTTACCGATGGCAATACAAAAGTTAGATTAGCCTGTATTGATGCACCTGAATCATCTCAAAATAGTGGTGATTTAGCCAAAAAAAGATTATCAGAATTAATCCCGCCTGGCGCGAAAATCCAAATAGTTGGAGCGAAAAAAGATCGTTATGGCCGTACCATAGCAGCTATATTTAATGGGCAAAAGTTTGTTAACTTACAAATGGTTTCTGAAGGTCATGCCGTAGTATATCGTCAATATTTGAACGCTTGTCCTAATTCTAAATCAGATTTTCTGAAAGCAGAAGAACAGGCGAAAAAACAAAGATTAAACTTTTGGAATCAATCCAATCCATGCTTACCAGAAAATTATAGAAAGAAGAAATGCAATAATTAGTTACCAATAAAAAGCGATAAGAACTTAATCTTATCGCTTTTTATTGGTAACTATTCTTTAGTTATATAATGCTCATTATTTCTCATAAGATTCATTTCTTGTTCAATTGATATTTTAGTTTGAATCCAATCAGTCCCGTTAAATCTAACCCAAAAATTCTCTAAAATAAGATAATAATAAAGACCAATATCAGCATTTTTTGGCAACTCATCAAACTTTAATTTCGCGTATTTCGGTATTTTTACTTCCTGCATAGTTTTAATATTTTAACAACACTCTATTTTAACACTAAAAAGCGATGAAAATTTAACTTTCACCGCTTTTCATTTTGCCTAAACATTTAGCAAAAGTCTTTAACAATATGGCGTACTAATTCAAAATCAAGATTTTTAAGAGCATGAATAACATACAATATATCGCCATTAGAAGCGTATCCATGCTTTTGAATAGATGTCTCCATGTCGCCTTTCGGACAATAAATAGCGGCATTTTTAAACAATTTCAACACCTTATGTACTCTCGTAGCTTCTTGATGATTTCCTCTGTCTTTACATCCCCAACCATAAAGCCAAGTAGGAAAATCCTCTACTAAATAATCTTCCTTAACATCATTATCAGGAATTAAAGAACTAGAGATTAAGTATCTATTTCCTTTAAGTGTCATTTCCATTGCCTTAAGAATAGCCGCATATTTCTGGTCATAATACATATTAATCTCTGGTTTAATTTGGGTAGAAATTACGCACCCAATAAACCCAGAAAAAAACCTTTTTGGTTTAGCTTAATTTTTAAGCGTTAACCCCAACTAGGATCAATAAAACCAAAATCAGGACTAAAAACAGGTTTATTATTCTGAGAGATTGACCACCATAATAAACAAGCAGCGATCGCGCCATCAGAATGCCTAAAACCCCCATCTAATCCCCGTACCCGTTTATCCATAGCCTTTGGCACACCCTTGTCAACCATAATCATTCGATGATCCTGAAGTAAATCAGCACTTGCCGGCAGCATAATCTTTTTATCCTCAATGGCCGCCTTGTACTTTGGAAAAGCCTCCTGATACCATTTATTAGATATTTGTACTTGGGTAATTTTACCTTTGTAGCGATCGCCCATTACCTCCGCCAAATATTGACCATTTCCTCTGGCATCGATAGATCCCCCAGCGAACTTTGGCAAGCGATCGCACACAGAAAATAAAATCTGTTCCTGTTGCTTAAACGGAATATTACGCATTTCTAAAGTTAGAAAAACCTTTAAAGTTAAATTTTCTTGTTCCTGACCAATCATTAAAACAGATAAATCTCCAGAACGAGCAAAATCAAAACCCAAATAACAATTACCATAGCCAAACTTTTCTAATTCAGGGAATATTGATTCCCGTAACCATTGATGACAATCATACTCTCTTTGTCTGTCAGGTAAAAGGGCGAAATCATCACTTAATTTATATCTAATAATAGATAAATCTTTAGACATAATTGACTCAACTAATACTCTCGAAAAATAAGCACCACCACTATGACGGGGAATACAAAACAATTCTTCATCTGCACCATCCCCATAAAAATCAATTAAATCTTGCCTCCATTTAATCTCCAAATCTTTAGAATACTTTTGATTATTAGTCAAACAAATTCTTCTATATAGCCCCTCGTCTAAAGCATCATCAAGAGTAACTTTATGAATAGAATACGGCAATTTTCCCGCCCGAACATCTGTTATTAGCTCATTAAATTCCGACTCCACGCCATTATGAGTGCTAATAATAGAAACCTTACCGCCCCACATTAAAAACGCATAAGCAGCCTTTTGCAATTCTTTTAAATCCTCATGAAAAGCGGCCTCATCAATAATAGCTTTTCCCTGCCTTCCCCGTAAATTTGAAGGCCGGGAACTTAAAGCGACAACCTTAAAACCAGAAGCAAAACGCACCCTAAAAGTTAAAATGTCTTTTCGCTCATCTTTAACGATTTCCTGTTCAACTTCCGAAGCAGCTAATTGATAATTTTTAGCCCAAAAAGCCACATCGCTAATAAACTCTTCAGACATTTCTTTATTATATCCAATATAAAAAACGTCCATACCTTTTTGAGAAGCAGCCAATAGAGCAGAATCAGCAGCCTCAGTCCATGAAAGACCAATACGGCGGGACTTTTCACATATTTTCACAGTAGCTTTATCTGCAATCCACCGTTTTTGATATTCTAATAAAACATGATTTTCCATAATTTTAAAATTTGATAATTAGATTATTGATTATTAGATTGTACAGGATATAATCCATTACAGCTTGAGCAAAAATAAAACTCTTTCTGCTCGGTAACTATTTTTGTAAGATTACATTTACTAATGCACTTGTTTTGTTTCTTTTCTTTATTGCTCATAATTTAAAATAACCTCATTTGTCCTGATAAGTTAACACTGATTTTATCGACATTCCTATTTTTTCTAACAAGTAATAATTCTGTTCTTTTTGGGCGAGTTTTAGTTTTAGAATTTCTAGTAATACCCACGCTACTTGCCACAGTTTCCTTGTAATGAAACTCCCAATCACTCTCTGAATACATTGCCATAATCTCAGGATGTGGATAATAGGAAATAATTACCTGTCCTTCTAATTCGTGTGCCATCTGACATAATCTCAAGTGACATTCTTTAGTGAACTTTTCTGAATAATAATCCTCTTTTCCAAAATATGGGGGATCTAAATACGTTAGTGTGTGCGGTGTTGCCCAACGTCTGCAAACCTTTTCAAAATCATCATTTTCAAGATAGACTTTTTTGAGTTCTGATATTTCTTGTAAGTGAGATGACGCTGTTAAAAGCCTCGAATTATTGTCATTATCTCTTAATGTTCTATAAGTAAAATAATCGGGTTTATTTAATGAATGTGATCCACCAGCAGGGTTAATATTTTTATCTTTTGCCATTCCCCAAGTTCCGCCAGCTTCAGCTTTAAACGATTGTAAATCATCACATAAAAACTTTCTCACAAACTCTACCCTAATATCAGTTTCTAAAGTTTTCTGTACCTCAGCTAAAATCGCATCTAAAGCTAGTTGAGATTGTTTTCTGATATTAGCGTCAGGTATCAATTCAATGCCTTGTTTAAGCTCGTTAAATTGCTTTCCTAAATGTTGCGACGCTCTTAAATATCTTTGAGATTTATTCCACTGATTAATATTTTCTTTAGTATCATTACCGTCTTTAAACTTATCAAAACTCCAACCACCTTCATGGCTTTGTGATTGCTTATTCTCAACTAAATACCGATCGCACATTTCAATCAAATCATCAACGGCTTCACCTTTTTGAGCTTCTCTATGTTCCTCTCTACTATAGGGAGTAAAATACACAGCATAAGCTAACAACTCAGGAAAATCACGGCAACAACGATACAGACTCATAATTTTAGAATCCATATCATTAAGAACAAATCGCGGGTGATGTCCACGACTTTTAATTAATTCAGGAATACCCTCATTAAGTAATTGAAAATAGATTGCTGCACTACCACAGAATGGCTCAACATATAACGACCATTCAAATCTTTTAATGTGTTCAATAACCCATTTAGAGATTCTCCATTTTCCGCCCACTCTTCCAATAATTGGTTTAATTGTTTGACTATTCATGTGTTAAAATTAAATTAAGTTACACTCACTTAATCTTAACCTATCACTGGTTTTTAAACAATTCAAAAACCAGTGATTTTTTATTAAAAATTATTTATTTTCTCATACATTCACTGTAATTAGGAGATGTACGACATTGATTAACTTTTTTCATTTCTTCATTAAGTTGCCTAGCCTCCTCTACTCTTCTTTTACCACCAAAAGGATCAGCCGTAATAGCGTTATACATCGTAGAAAAAAGCCACCAAATCCCGAAGCACAAGCAAAAGACTATAAACAGCTTACTTAAGGTAATTTGCTCCTTATTATCGACAATTATTACCTTAATTGGTTCAACTTCAAGTTCATTTTGCTCAGGCTCTTTCACCGCCACAAAAATATTTTCACAATCCCTGCACAAGAATCTACCATCTTTTAATTGATGTAAATTTTTGCCATTACATTTTGGGCAAATCATAACAAACCTCTCATCTCTTTAGTCAAATTTCAAACGGTTTGAAATTTGGATTAATTAGCTATACCAAGAATTTTATCCCTGATCAAGCTAACAACATTATCAGATAAACCAGATTCAATAGCAATCCCTTCAACCTCTTCACTTACAGAAGTAGCGCGTTTTCGTATTTCCATCTGAAGTTTTTTAATCTGAACAGACGCACCAGAAAGCGCGGGGATAACTTTAGCTAATCTCATCAAAACATTAAAATTAATCTCATCTTCACAAGAAACATCCCCCAACTCAACTAAAACAGAAAATAAACGCTCTTGAACCAAGCTATTTAAGCAATCAGCCAAGAGATTCTCATCATCTCTGGCCACATCCTGAATAGCTTTAGCATAGTCGATAGCTTTTTTTACATCTTCAATTTTTGTTTGCAACTTTTTCCCATAAATTTGAACAGTTGAAGTCGATTGAATGTGATAGCCCTTTTCATGCAGCCAATCCTTTAATTCCCCATAATTACCAAATCCATTAGCAATGATCTTCTCATCCAATTGCCGCCGGATTTCTTGATCCATAGTTTCGATAATGCTACGTTTTGCCATATATTAAAAAATAATTGAATTAATTGCTTACTATATTATACCGTAAAAAAGTAAAGTCCTACCAATTAAGGCGGGAACACTAATATTACGTCTATCCTTAAAATACCATTTAATATACCCGCGCGTATAACTAAATGAAAAAAACCTAGCTTTTAGAAACTAGGTTTTAACCGACATACTCTATACATTAACTAAACTAATTCTAACACAGCCCCGACAACACTAAAAGCCCGTTTAAAATTCACAAAAATCTCTGATTGCCCAAAGAATAACACGGTTAACGATGTTTGTCCTCCTTGTAAAAAACATACCCCATGCGCAGCTTTTACGGCTTCTTGCCAAAAGATCGAATTAGGTTGAAGGTCAACAACCGCGATCGCATTTTTGACAAGCCCCTTATCAATCTTAGCAATTAAATCATTAACCCATTGTTCGGAATTTAATCCGATAACAAAAAGATTTTCATTAGTAAGATTTTCAGAAAAATCCCCTGTAGAAAAGATATATTTGTTATCGAATACATCACAGGCTAGATTAACAATTTGGTCAATATTTTCAGACATACTTAAAACACTCTTTGCAACAAATTCAAAGAAACCAGGATCATCATTTTTGATAATCCTGCTCGCAAACCGTATTTTAACAGTTCCTTCCATATTAGCCAACACAACCCCAAGTTTTTCAGTAGTTTTATCTACAACCAATTCACCAGGACTTAGCTGGAAAAACTCATCAAACTCAGATGCAGGTATTAAATAAGATGGTTGTGCGTAAAATCTTATAGTTGGTAAATCTGTCAAATAAACCCATAAAGAACCATCTGCTTTAGCCTTGTCGATCATCACCACACGGCCAACATACTGTTCATACCGAGAATTATCAATCTCAATTAGTTTAGCCGCGTCCCCAACTTTCCAGCCCTCAACATCCTCAACAACAGTTTCTAAATAAGCAGCGTAAATTTTCCCTAGCAAATTTTCTGCATATTCTTCTATTGGTTGATCTGACAATTCATCCAAATACACTGTATGAGTACCATTGTCCGAAATATTGCCCTTAAAAACAAGTCGATACTGATTTTTATGATTCTTGTCATAAAAAGTACAAAAAACGTATTTTTTGTCGCTATCAGGCTGATTTAAAGTAAACTCCCGTGGCTTTAGTGATTGCAATCTTGATGATTGCGCACCTGCATTCAAATCACTTAAATCGACCGTAACAGATGATGCAGGAAAATCAGGTAACTTAACGATTACTTTAGATTTATCATTAAGAACCGCACCCGATTTTGTCACCTTATCACCAGCTTTTAAAGTGAATGTTTCCCCCGATGGAGAAACCCACTCCATAACTTCTCCAGAATAGATTATATCCTCATTGTTGAAATTGCCATTACTAGGAGTTAAATTCTCAGAAAGTAACTGATTGTTGATAACTTTTTCCTTGTAGGCAATAGTTGAATGTTGAGCTTTTTTAGCTATTTCTTGAGCTTTCTTTTTAGTGATTTTTTCACCATTATTTGCACGTTCAACAACCTCTTGACGTACCTCAGCGGAAATATTAGAACTTGACAAGTAATACAGTCCTGATACAGCAATATTATCTTGACTTTCGGGAGATAAAGCATCCCATTCATGGCTTTTAGCTGCATCCATATAATTCTTTGCAGTTTGTCCAGAAAGTTTAAGCTCATTTTTTAACCAAGCTCCAAATTGCCCGTGAGGCAAACGGTTTTTAACCTCAATCATTTTTTCTCCGATTTCAATGATCGAATTTAAAACAAGTCTATGCTTTTCCCTAATTTGCTCGGTTTTAATTTGAACAAAAGTAGCCGTCTCTTGGTCTAATAATTGATAATCAAAAAGCTCATCAATTTGCCCAATCTCATTATTTTCAGTCATCAAAACTATAGAGTCAGTATTCATGCAAACCTCAAATTATTTACTATCAAACAAACTAATGAACCACAACATATCGGGATTAACTGCTGAAATTTCACCCGGATATTGCTGAATAAACTTCCTCAAATTTGTGCGAGGAATATAAGTGACACAACCTGGATCATCACTCTGACGAATTGGCTGTAAAATCTTAGCAAATTGCTTATTTTTTAACCAACCCGAAACAACATGGCGGTTCATTCTTAATCCATCCGCAATATTGGAAATAGAGAAATAGTCGCCATCTCCAGAACATAGATACGGTAGTTTTAATTCCGATGCCTTTAAACGTACAGAGTTATAAGTACGGGGAGAAAGACCTTGTTTTTTAGCAAATTTGTTTAATTTATTCACCAATAACAACATCGGAATATCTCCTGATAACTCCTCTAAAATCTCAACTTCTTCCGGCTCCCATTTCCGATATCTCATACTTTGTCTAGTACGGCAAAGACCGAATTTCAAAGCTTTTTGTTTCACAGAAGCAACAGATTTCACCAGCTTTTTAGCTAAAGCCTTAATTAAGTTTTTATCTGGTTTATATTCCAGTTTTAAGGTCTCTTCTTGTTCAGGAGTCCAATAAGTGTAATTAGGGTTCACCCGAACTTTTAAAAACCGCGCCCTAGTTCTTACAGCAATTTCCGTACGGCCGACTGTAACCGCAATTTTAGAAACAGGTAATTTCCCATAATTAGCGCGTATGTAGTCATCACCTTCTTTAGTCCACAATATGGGGTTATAAGCGATTCCCTCACCCAATTCAGCAATACGCTTACGAACAGCACCAGGTGTACGATTCAACTGCGCCGCAATTTCATTTACAGTCATAGAACTAAGGCAAGACTTAAGGCAATCTAGTTCTTCCTCAGTCCATGGTTTCCACCGAGAAACACCGTCATCTAACTTTTGAAATTTCCCACCTACAATTTGCAAACTCTCCATTTTTTTTCTAACTGCCTTTTGACTTCTTTGTAATGCCTGCGCTAAGTCAGAAATAGACATATCAGAATTTAATAAATTCAATTCCTCCTCAGTCCATCTATCCATAATTAAATCTCCTTATCTTGTTGCTGCACTTTGTTAATCATCTCCAATTGATAAGCCATAGCATCTAATTCTTTCAAAGATAAATTGTCCGAATTAGACTGCTTAAACTTATCAAAAGCGTAATTTCTCAATTGGTCTTTATCCCAATTAAGTGTTATCTGAGCAGCCTTAATTCTGCGCAAAAGTTCTTTTTTTTTGCTCTGATCACCAATTAAATTATTAGTGATAGAATCGACCGCAACAGAGGGATCCCAATCATCTATAGAAGGATAAGAAACTTTAATGAATTGTTCGTTAACAAAAATGGAGCAGAAATTAACATTTTCCGAATCCCCTTTTTTTGCCACAATTGATACGGGAATAGATTTAAAATCGTATTCCTGAGTAAATTTCTCTAATCCGAGTAATAATCCTTTTGCAAAAACTGTTTTTAGCCCGACCTGGATTACATAAGACTGATCAGCCTTAATTTTCACCAATAGCTTACGGTTTGTTTTGCCTTTAAATTCCCTAGACATTACCTCAATCCCTGTTAAAAAACCTGTTAAACAAGATTGACTTATGAACAATTTTTCATTGTTTATAAAAAAGTACCAGGGGGTATCAGAAGAATCGTCATCTCCGATATATATCCACCGATCACCCGTGAAATCTGAAAAACCTAAAGATGTCTCATCCGAATTTGATAAAGCATCGATTATTTTACTTAGCGCATTCATTAATTTTTCTGTTTTTTCCACAAATTTTACCTGAATAAAGAATAACTAACTATTAGCTACCAACCACCACTATTTAAGAAAACTCGATCCCATATTCTTCCGCATATTCATCATAAGAAAGTGCGCGGCTTTCCAAAAGCTCCCATACGTTAACCGCAGTTTCTTTCCTTAGAAATAAGATTGTTTCTATTCCACTAGAAAAAGCGATTTTTAATCCATACTCGCCATCATTTACCCCTATTCTTTCTACATAAATAATTGCGTCAACATCAATTATCATGTTTTTCTGTATCTTTACTAATTGCATAAATTTTGCCTCTTAGAATGTTAAAAGCAACCAACTACTTAACCAACTAACTATTTCCTTAAAGATGCCGTTGCTACGGCAATTCCAGAACCGATTTTTACACTTACAGCGCGGGAATAAACGCCAGGCGATAACTTTTTAATCGGATCAATAAGCACGATTTGGGATAAGCTCATCTTTTCCATATTGATTAAATATGAGAAAAACTCCTCTACTTCCCGCCGATTCCCCTTCATCTCTAATCGCATTCATCACCTCCAATTAACAAGAAAAACTCAAATCGAATAACCCAAACTACATGGTTATCAGATCCTTCTATATCTGAGAAAAACTTACCTATAAATTCCTCTTTTGATAATTCAGGATAACCTTCAGCACTTACATCAGATTCAGGCATATCAAAGATTGACTCCTGATAAATATCAGAAACCTTTAAATAACCGATTAATTTACCTCCATATCTTCTATCCTTATCAAATGCTTGTATCAATTTTCCTTGTTGATAAGCATTGATAAACATTTGAGCGTATTTTGCTTTCCAGGTACGGCGAGTAACCGTTTTCATACCTTTTAATAATCTATCCGCTGTCCATCCAAAACTAATAGGAGTGCCAAAAGTATTCCTCAAGAACCTGCCTTTTTCATCGAAAAAACCTAGTCTATCCTGCCAACTATTTGCATCATTTACGCCAACGACAATGATATCTTTAGCCATTGGAAGACTTCTTAAAAAATCTTGAGTAATCTTAGCGTTGTATTCGGATAAAGATTGAAATCCAAAAATAATTGAATCCCACACCAATGACATAAAATAACGCGCCGTATCTAATTCAACAAAGCGACAAATAACCATTTTAGTTGCTTTGTGAATTATCGCGTATGGGCATTTTTCATCAGCTACTCCGTATGTGGGATAAGCACGGATTACATCAGTTCTCAACTCTAAATATTGGTTTTCTTCAATCAAATCCATTTGTGTATCAACAAATTCAGCTAACATTGTTACCCTCCTTTTTTCCAAACTTTCGCATCTGGACAGCTACCCCAATGAGGTAGTCCATCAGAAACATTAATAGGGCTTTTTTTCCCTTTTAAAGTAATGATCCACTCAATTAGTTCTCCACAAGATTTGCATTTTGATGACATCGTACTCACCTCTTTTTACAACATTTTTACAAATAGGTATTGATAATTACTACCAATACCTATTTAACAAACTTAAATCTTTCTTAAAGTAATCAAGTACCGATTAGCAGGAGCAACCGTAATACCATCAGGAAAGCCCTGATGAAACTTATAGACACCACCATCTTGAAAATACTGAGACTTCCCATCAAATAGAAACTTTATATCGTGTTTAACTCCCCAGCAATTCAAGCTACCATCCACTAAATGAATGGCCGTGAATTTTTTTCCAAAAACAAGATTGTTGTTAGTAGCAGAATACCCAACCCCAATAGGAAAGTAAGTCAGCTTCATGCTGTTCCCATGTGGACAAAAATACTCTATTAATTCCTCAATAAAATCAGGAATTTTTGAATATTCTCGAACTTCGGGAATATTATTAATGGATTCAAGTCCTTGCCCATACCACCGAGAAAATTTACGAGTGGGTTTATCTTCCAAAAACTCGCGTTTTAAACATTGCTCTCTTGCCCAATCAAGCATATAGGTAAAATCGAAAACTCCTACACATTTAATATCCGTACTTTTGTTTTCTAACTCTACGCGGGGATTAGAGCCTGGCTCATACATTAATAACCACCTCAACCAATGATCCGCCATATCAATAGTTAGATTATTGAAACGTGCGTTTTCTAAACCATCTTGATAAATTGCATACATGGTGTTATTTACCCCCTTTTTTTGAAGATTTAGCCATTTTTGGAGCGGGTTCAATGGCATATTCAGGTAATAACGCCATTTCACCCCAATCTTTAGAAGAAAGTGCTTTTAATCCCATAGAAGAGCAGAAGTTCTCCGCGTATTCCAGGCAACGCTTTACAAGTCTTAAGTTCCCTTTAGCAAAAGAGAAAATACTTTTAAGGTGATCATCCTCAATCGACACCTCACATCTTTCTAAAGTAAATCTTTTTACATCAGAAAAAGAAGCCGACCCAAACTCCATAAAGTGAATGCGATCGCATAATTGTTTATGCACTTTCACTTTATTTTGAATCCCTGGCATACCCAAAACAATTACAGGCACACCCGCTTCATCATGGATAGTCCTTAAGGCTTCCAAAACCTCGTATTTCTCCACAATAAAATCAATTTCATCCACAAAAAGCGGTTGTTTAGAGGCTTTTAAAAAGCTAATAACCTTATCAATTCCCGCAGCAAAACTATTGCATTTCGCATCGTAATTAGCGAGAATTAAGCGCATTAAGCCCATCCCCGAAAGACCGGGCCGGCATGAGACATACTGACCGCCAACCGTAACAGCCAAATATTTAGCTGCGGAACTTTTACCAGTGCCGGGCAACCCCCACACTAAGCACATCTGTTCTCCAGATTTCTTAGATAAGAAATCCACAACCTGTTCAAAATATGAGAGATTATCCGTCTTGACAATTACATCGCGCATGAGTTAGACTCCTGTTATATGAATTTTGTGTGTACGAGTATTCTTTACTCGTATTCTTTTTTTAAGCTGCTTTTTGCAAGCTCTGGGACAAAGAACGACCCATGAATCCAGAAGACTCAAAACGAGTCATAAAATCCAAATCTTCAAAAGTCAAATCTTCGCCGTCAAATTTTCTGTACCACAGCCGTTCGTAACGACCAGGCACAGAATTTTCATTATGGAGAAATACCCGACCCTCTTCTTTTGGTTCATCATTACTACTACTAACAACTGGACTACTAATCTCTATGCAATTAGCTGCATCACTCACAGCGGGCAACTCGTCATCAAGAGTCAAACTCGCCACAGGTAAAGTAGCCAATTTTTCCAAAGCATCATCAGACCCATCAACCAGGGCCTTGACGACATCCTTACGAGAAACTCTCGCAGCACCTTTGAAAACCTTTAAAGCCTCAGAGCGTTTTCGCTCAATCTGTTTCTGAGCATCAATCAAATCGACACGAGACCGGCCCACTCGCTCAGGACAAATAGCAATTCCGATAAATTCAGCATTCGGATCATCAAGAGAACGTGAATAAACATAAACTTTTCCTAGATCCATCTCAAAAGGATCCCAGTAGCACCACACATCATCATCAATGTGATTCAAAAGTTCACAACGCTCATCAATGAACCAACCGCCATCAATTTCCAAACCTTTTTTCCGTACCCGGCGTTTACCATTACCGGAAGGTACCTCAGCCAAAAGAAGGTCTAAAATTCGTTCATTTTCAATCTTATAGGCAGGGTTTCTTAACTCTCCCAAACGCTTTACAGCACCAGGAGTCATCCCCTTAAATTCCCCAGTTAACCCCCTATGGGATCTTATCTCGTTATAATCATTACAAAAAGCATCTAAAAACTGCTGAAACTCAGTTAAATTCAATAACTCGTCATCATTATTACGCGCGGAAATACGTTTTCTTTCTGCTACGGAATGCCCCAAATAACCTGGTAAAAACTCCATACAACCATAATTAACCTTTTTCATAGCCGCTTCGATAAACGGCTTTTCTTGAGGTTGGCCAGGATTACAAATCCACTGAATCCCCATACCTGGCTTTAAACTTTCGACACAACGGCGCACCCGATTACTAATATAATTACGGCCATTATCAGTCCGTACTTCTTCTGGTACACCCCACAAAGTAATACCTTTACGAATCAGAGCAATCACAGCATCAGAATTATCCCGCTCCGCAACATGAAGGATAAGCGAGCGAGAAAACACATCAATTAAGCCTAGAACAGTAAACCTTTTAGAATCCAATCCAAACTCATTTAAAATAGCAATTTCAACATCAGTAGGAGTAGAATCTAGCTCCCAACGCTGATTAAATCTAACAATTCCTTCCGATGCAGAACCCACAGCACCTTTATACTTACCTTTATATTTATCCTTATCTTTCCTCATTAAAAATGTAACCTTATTTTCTTGCTTCCAATTTTTAGTCCATCTTTGAAGCGATCGCAGACTAAAATTAACATCAGAAAAAGCTGACTTTAAATAAGTATAAATATATGAAATTTTAATATCAGGATTTTTATATAATTCTCCTAAAATAGCAGTTTTAATATCAATATTTTTTTCAATAGCGCAGCCCTTTTTCTGTCCATAATTACCAGCAAAAGCCTTAAAATTATGCTTTTGACGGAATTTTTCCCATCGACATAAACTAATCTGAGAAACAGTCGGGAAAACCGCACGAATCCAAGAGGGAAGATTAATCAAATTAGAATTATACCGGCGTACAAACTCCCAACGAGCCGCCGACAACCGCATATTTTCCCGCGTACGAAATAAATCAAACGCAGATAGTAAAGACAATTTAGTATCACACCTCAATTGAGATTGAGGTGTATTAGGTGCAGGAGCTTCAAACCCTACATTTAAAGTAATAGGGGCAATTATTTCTTGAGAATGATCTTGAGAAGAAACTTCCTCAATCCTTTCATCCTCTTTACTATCTAATTTAGCTAAAACTGCCTGAGTTTCTTTTGGAAAATCCTCAGAAAAATATTCTTTTCCCCCGCCCCTCCCAGAACGAGGTTGCGATCGCCAGTTTTCTTTCACAGATAACCGGCGAATACCTATTATATTAGACGGCATACCCGGTAATCCTTTTGGATATCGACCAGACGTAGCCAACTGCTCAGAAATCTCGACTAATTGAGATAAGGAGTACCACATGATTACCCCCTTTTGCCATTCTCATATATACCACAAATACCCAAAGCAGTAGATACCAACAAATCTAAAGCAATTGTTTTTTCTAGCCGCTTTGCTTTCGCAAAATCTTCCACACATGAATAAAGGCGTGGATCAATGCGAACTAATTTTTTATCTTTCGTTTTCATAAGTAACTATGTAACATCAATATATATATAATAGCGTTCAGTGTTCAGAATGTCAAACACTCTTAACAAAACGTTACAATCGATAAAAAGGTTATAGAATAAGGAATACAGGGAGTTACGGGAGAAAAAGAAAAAACAATTTTCATTTAAGATGCTAAAGTAAAGCAAAATATAAAACCTAAAAGTAACAACTATGGTCATCAGTACAAATGCACTAATTGAACACAAAAAACAGCCCACAACCCAAACAAAACAAGTGAGATTTAGCACTCAATCAAATTGCTTATTGTGGACAAAAAACGGGTTAAACACCTTAGGGCAATTAGTAAAAGAATCCCGGTTGTGCCAGGGATTATCACAAGAAGAGGCAATAAAATTAATCAATGAAAAACTAGGGGCAGGCATTGCCCCATCCAAAACAACATTAAGCAACTTAGAAAATAGTGTAGGGAATCCACAATACAACACCATTGCGGCTATCACCGGAGCCGGCTTAATTATTGACATCAACAAAGAACCCTACAGTATTTTAGAAGTCCTAAGCATTGCCAGTGAAAAAATAATACCAAAATTTCCTGAAATGAAAACAATAAAAGAGATGATTGAGGAATGCGAAAATACGAACAAAATAAGTATGTCCAGGATAAAATCATACATCAAAAATCACAATAAATACATTTCCGAAAGAAGAATAAATACCATCAAAAATGGTATAGATATTCCTACCACACAGGAGTTAATGGCAATTAGAGAAATATATGACCCTGAAGAAGAAATTTTTAATGAAGAGCAGTGGCTAATCGCATCAAAAAGAGATTCTCTGCTCAGACAAGGCAAAAATAATTTATTGTAAAATTACGCTATTAATTGCCAAATCATTTTGATGCTTAGGACAGGTTGCCGTCCCAAAACGAACACCGCGAATATAAAAAATTACTTTTTCAAAGCCCATTAGAATAGCTGATGCAACTAAAATATGTTTATGAAAACATAACCTATCAAAAGCATTGTCATTATCAATATCCAAAACAATATTTTTACCCTGAGCAAAAACCTTGCACAGTAACACCTCTTGCAGTTCTGAAAGTAAGCATAGCTGGCGCGATAAATCCGAATCGATTGATATATTATTCATAATTGACAAAACAAAAAATACATTATTATTAGTATTACACAAAACACTCAAATAGTTAACACAAAACAACAAAAAATATTTAATTAGCCAAAAATGAATTAATTACTTGATACGCAATGTAATAAAATAAAATAAAACCTAAGCATACATCAAAACAAAGGTAAACAAATATGCCCACAATAAAAGAGATGATTGAATTTAGCATTAAGAGTAATAGATTGACGCTTAAGCAAATAGAAGAAAAAATAATCCCACATAATTAATACTTAAATTTTAGAAAATTCAAAGCAATGTTTAACGGGGTAAATACTCCAGATGCGCAGCACGAACTAAGAATATTAAGATTGATTTGCGATCCATCAGGTATCTTTTCGGAAGAAGAATGGATAAGAGCGTCCAAAAAAGACGCCTTAACAAATATTAAGCGACAACTAGAAGATTCATTTAACAAGCATTAGACGCAAAACAATGCTTATGTGACGGTTATGTAACTGACTAACCAAAAATAAGCGATCGCCAACCAACAAAACAACCGTAAGCATTAACAGATAAGCATTAGACAGAATAAATCTTATGTAATGGTTATGTGCGTCAAATTTCAAACGGTTTGAAATTTGACGACTTGGTAAAATTTATTATATAACATCGTGTAGTATGTGTAGTATAGAATAAATGGACTACACGAAAAAAAATAGATTACAGAAAAGCAAAAAAAGAAACTTGATCATAAACTTGATCAGAATAGCTGAAAAGCTGATACAATAAAGATTACAGAAGATATCAAACTGTTTGTCGCGGCAAAAAAAGCAGGGAGTCTAAAGTCCAATTAAAACGGGATAAAACACGATTAAATGATCAAGTTAATATATCAATCTAAGTGTCGCCGTACACACGAAGAGTTGATTTGTTTGTTGAAGGTAAAGTGATGGTAGAATTAAAAGC